CCCAGAATTACAATCTCAACAATTCATCAAAGCAAAGGTGGCGAGGCTGACAATGTGGTATTGATAACTGACATGGGAAAGTTAAGCTGGGACAATTTAGGAAGCGATGAGGAAAACAGAGTTTGGTATGTTGCGCTGACCAGAACTAAAGAAAATTTGTATCTTATCCAGCCGAGAGGCTTGAGATACTTTTCTATTTAACATGCAAGCTATTGTTTTATAAAGGAAAGAAAAGTGTTTACATCTCTGTCTAAAAAAGATAGAATACCTTATATCTTAGAAAGGAATAAAAAATGAAGTTAGTAAAGATTCAAAAAGAGATGCTTGAAAAAGCAGTAGCATCAGAATCAAAGAACGGCATAAGAAAGCCGATCCACGTCAGAAACTTTGACGAAAGCACAATGCTTAACTGCCCTAAATCATATCAAACATATTGCAAGAAAATGGAGCAATTAGTTGATTCTGGTTTCATTTCACGTCACTCCGATGGATATGCATATATTACTATCAGTGGTGAAAATTTTATTAATACTTATATATCTTAGAAAGGAATAAAAATGAATACTGTAACTTACACTCTCGATCCGAAGAGCCTAGTTGTAAAAGGCTATTCTTCTGACAAAGCTGCTCGCTCGATGGGCAACGGAGTTGCTTTCTTTAAGAATGCTGATGAGCTTCTTGCCGATCGCAATGTAACAGGCACACTTCTCGTCAATGCATACAATGAACTGACCGATAAGCCTGTTAAAAAATTCTCTGATAACAAAACTGCTGCCAAGCGTTTTATGGATGCCATTGCTGATATCCATGTAACATCTACACGCTCCGACAAAGAAGAATTGGCACCTCTTATATTTAAGCCTGTTGAGAAAACTTATGATGCTTTCGGTCGGCAAGCGAAGAAAAATAATCCCAAGTCTCGTGGATCTTTCGCAGGTAAAAAAATCAAATGCCTAATAGATACCAATCCTCGCAAAGAGGGAACTCGTGGTTGGAATAATTTCAGCTTGTTCTTAGGACATGGTACAATCTCATACGAAGAGTTTGTTGAGTTGGCTGAAGGACATGGTAGCACAAAAGGTGGTTGCCGAGAAGACCTTGCGCATGATATCAAAAAAGGAAGAGTGGAGATAATTGATGAATGTTGAATTAAAATTAAATGAGCAAGAGATAAAACTCTTGCTCATCGCAGTTGATGCTTGCCTTTGGCCTGTTGAAATAGATCGTCACCCTTCAGTCACGACAAATTCAATTGCTCTTAGGGCAAAAAGGAAATTAAATAAAATGAAGGTAGACGCATGATTATTTACGGAGCAGGTCTCGCAGGATTGTTAGCAGGAAATATGCTGAGGAGTTTCAGTCCTATAATTTATGAAGCTCAAAGTGTGCTGCCTAATAACCAAGGAGCTCTGCTTCGATTTAGGACTGATAAGGTTGGCACTGCTTGTGCAATCCCTTTTGAAAAAGTCAAAGTCAATAAAGCTATAAAGCACAACAACAAGATTCACACAAAGACCAATTTGTTTTTGAGCAACCTATACTCTCAAAAGGTAACAGGATCAATACTCAATAGGTCTATAAACAATCTCGATCCTGTTGACCGATACATAGCTCCATGGGATTTAATCAACACCATGTCTAAAAATTGCAGAATAAAATACGACATGAAGCTAAAAAGCTTCGACTGTAAAGATGCAGAAACCACTCCAACTATATCAACAATTCCTATGCCTGCATTGATGGAAGTTGTAGGTTGGCCAGACAGGCCAGAGTTCCCCTCGCAAAAGATATGGACACAAAAAGCTCGCATTGAATCGCCAGATTGTAGAGTCCACCAGACAATATATTATCCAGACCCATTAGTTCCATATTATAGGATATCTGTTGTTGGAGATATTGTTATATCAGAATTTATAAAAGAACCCCAAGTCGCTATCGGACCACACATTATGGATGTGCTCATGGAAGACTTTGGAATAAAGCCAAGTAAACTTGTTGACTTAAAATCTTCTGAGCAGTACCTTGGTAAAATAAAACCTATTAATGAAGAGCTAAGAAAGCAATTTATATTTGAAATGACAACTAAATACGGAATATATTCGCTTGGTCGTTTTGCAACATGGCGTCAAATTTTACTTGATGATGTTGCAGACGATGTACAGCATATAGAACAATTCATTCGGTCAAGTTCTAATTACAGCCGATGGATGCACTCTCAGAAAGGAGAAACACAATGAAAGTAAAATTGGTAAATTACACCTCGGACGCAGTTGACCTACTGTTGTTCACAAAGAACACTCGCTTGATGGATGACGAGGATGCTTACAAGCAAATCGCTTCTTGGCCAGAGGATGCCAAGCAGAAAGAGCTTGATTACATGCTCCAAACCATACGCTCATCTTGGGAGTTCATCGACTATACATTCAATGTCCGTGAAGTCAGCCGTGGATTCACTCACCAGTTTGTCCGAACACGCCAAGCTTCATATGCCCAGCAGTCCCAACGGACAGTTGACATGTTTGGATTTAGCTATTACACCCCAGAACGCATTGAGAACAATCCAGAAGCTCTGGAGGCATATGACAAGGCAATGACTGATATTGCGGATGCTTATCAAAAGCTGAGGGATTTAGTCCCAGCGGAAGATGCACGCGGAATACTGCCAACCAACATCCACACCAACATTGTCGCCAAGTTTAACTTGCGAACTCTGAGTGAGATGGCTAAGTCACGTCTCAGCCCACGAGCCCAAGGGGAATATCAACAAGTGTTCAAAATGATGGTCGATGAGGTGGTGCGGGTTCATCCATGGGCAGAGCCTTTCTTAACACCAACTGAATGGGCTGCACCATCAATGTCCAAGTCACTAAACCCATAGGAGAGCAAAATGACATTTAAGCAAAAATACAATCAAGACTTCGTTGATAAAATTCATTCAATGAAAAATCAAATGTCGAAGTCTGAGATTGCTAAAAAGCTAAATGTTGCTGTCACTACAGTCAACTACATACTTGACAAAAGAGAACCATCATTAAAAGTCAAGTATGAAACAGTTGAAAAAGCAACTAATAAGATTGATAAGATATGGAAAAGGATTAAAAAGAGATTTCCATTCAAGCCTAAATAGGTTACAATCTTAATATTGAGAAAGGAACAATGATGAATATTTTCTATTTAGACCCAGACCCAAGGGTCTGTGCGGAGATGCATTGCGATAAGCACTGTGTCAAAATGATACTCGAAACAGCACAGCTTCTCTGTACAGCCCACAGGATGCTGGATGGTAATGAGTTCGCTGACAAGGCTGGTCTTTACAAGACTGCTTTTGAAAACCACCCATGTGCTGTTTGGGTGAGGGAATGTGCTGACAATTACCTTTTCAGCTTTTTCTTGTTTTTGAACCTTTGCGAGCAATATGAAATCAGATACGCAAAGATCCATAAAACTGAGGATCTGCTTGAGCCTTTGAGGAAGATGCCTTTGCATATCTCATTAGACAAGAACTTCACAGACCCACCACAATGCATGCCTGAACAATATAAAGGTGATAACACAGTAGAGGCTTATCACAGATATTACAATAATGAAAAGTTAAGTTTTGCAAAGTGGAAAAACACGGAGGTTCCATCATGGGTGAACGTATAATTATTGCTGACCTAGACGGGACACTGTCTGACTATGGTCATCGCATCTCTCTTTACAAGAATAAAGATTACGATGCTTTTAACAAGGCTGGCATAAATGATAAGCCAATCGAAAATATTTGCAACATAGTAAGAATGCTCAAGGATGATGAAACTAAAATTGTTATCATGACAGCTCGAGATTCAGGTTGCCGAGCAGACACTCAAAAGTGGCTAGAGGTAAATGATGTGCCTTATGACGAATTGCTAATGAGACCAAGGTGGGATCAATCTCCTGATCCAGTCTGTAAGCAGAATCTTTTGGAAAAGCATATCAACTACAAAGATGTTTGGTTCGTATTAGAAGACCGAAAGTCTGTTGTTGATATGTGGAGAGGCGAAGGCTTGACTTGTCTGCAAGTCGCTCCAGGAGATTTTTGATGAAACTCAAAATAAGAGGCAACGATATTGAGCTTGATGGGGAAAAGATTGCGAGGCTTTTCGACCTGAGCACTTTCGCTAAAAGTGAGCTTGAAGATCTTTTTGACAAAGCAAACAACTACCAAGACGATCTTGAAAAGTCTTATGAAAGGGGAAGGGATGAAAATGAATGAACTAGAGAAAAAAGATGCAGCCAAAATACTTGAGGAGATGGCTGACACTTTCCGAGAAAGGAATAAAGTCTATGGCGACAACTATAAAACAGTTGGCGAAGTTATGGTTGCACTATTCCCTAAAGGCATGGAGTTAAAAACTGTTGACGATTATAATGTCTGGCATCTGTTTGAGCTCATGATTGTTAAAATTACAAGATTTGCTAACAGCGATCTAAAACACAAAGACTCAATACATGATGCAGCAGTTTATGCAGCAATGGTGGAGTCATTAATAAAAGGAGAAAATAATGAGTAGAATTTTAATCACAGGCTCAGGCAAAGGTTTGGGCTTGGCCTTAGCAGAAACCCTACGCTCTCAAGGCCACACAGTTTATGGTTTTGATATAAATAATGGTGGGGATGTACGCAACCCAACTTTTGTTGATATTGATGGGAGTCAACGCACCATCCCAGAAATAGACGTGTTAATAAATAATGCTGGGGTCAATGTAATAAATTGGCTAGAAGACTTTGAAGAAGAAGACTGGGACAAGGTTATGGACACAAATGCCAAAGGCATTTACATGATGTCTAAAGCCTGTCTGCCTATGTTAGCTAAGAATGAAGGCACGATTGTAAACATCGTCAGCAATGCAGCCCACATGCCAATGACTTGCTCTTTGGCTTACAATGCTTCTAAAGCTGCAGCCCACATTATGACCTTGCAGTTAGCACGTGAGCTCACCAAGAAACACAACATCACTGTTTTCGGCATAGCTCCTAACAAACTTTCTGGCACAGGAATGAGTGATGCGATTGATGAACAAGTTGTTGCCACTCGTGGATGGAGCAAAGAATATGCTCAAGAATATCAATTGAATGGATTGCTAACAGGCAAAGAGACACCTCCCATCCTGTTAGCAGAATTCATGGCCTATTTACTTCAATCAAAAAAGCATCACGAATATTTGACTGGATGCATTCTACCATATGGAGCTTAAAATGAAATTTACAATCGAACAAATAGCAATCGCCCCTAAAGATCCTGTCGCAGCTAAAAAGTTGCTTTCTGAGATCGGAGCAACTGAATGGTCTGAAGATCATGTTGTTGCAAGTGGTAATGTTTTCGGACAGAGAGGCACCAATGAGGCCAACTTATCTTTCAACTATGATATTTTTTCTGGCAATGAGTTTGAGATCTTAGATTACACCTCTGGCCCTAACTGGATTGACGATGGGGAACACAAGCCTCTAAACGGAAACAGAAACACAGTCAGCCATTTAGGAATGCACTGCTCTGCAGATGATCTTATAGAGTGGCGAGTGTTCTTCCAGTCTCGTGGGATAGATGTTGCGCAGGAAGTTATGACTGAGTCGCACACTAATCCTGTAATTGCAGGCAAGAGATCTTACAACTATGTTATTTTTGATACCAAAGATATTCTAGGTGTTGATCTTAAATTCATTGTTAGGATAAACAAAGATGATAGTGTTTGATCTAGAAACAACTGGATTGCCAAAGGCTGAAGGATCAGACCTAGACCTTCAGCCTAGGATAATTGAGTTCGGTGCGATAAAATATAATGATGCTCTTATCGGCAAAGGTGAGATGCGAGAGGAGGCGAGGCTAGAATTCTTTTGCAATCCTGGACACCTGCTTGATCCTAAGATAATAAAGATCACAGGAATAACTGATGAAATGCTTAAAGATGAAAAGCCATTCATAACTAAGGTCGAGGAGCTAACTGAATTTTTCTTAGGAGAGAAAGATCTTGTTGCTCACAATTTGCCTTTTGATAGAAAAGTTTTAAGATTTGAACTTGAAAGGCTCGATAAGGTTACGAAGTTTCCTTGGCCATCAAACCATATTTGCACAGTCGAGATAGGGCAAAAGATTTGGGGGAAGATGCGCAAGTTGGGTGACATTTACGAAGAGCTGTTTGAAGAGAAAATAGATGGTGCTCACCGATCAATAACTGATGTTAAAGCAACTGCGAGAATTGTAGACTGGTACATAGACAGAGGAGAATTATAATGGCAATAGGATTAGCAGGTTTTGTTATTAGCTATATAATCATTGCGGTGATTATGTAATGCTTCAGATCAGGACACGAACTGAATATTCTTTCCGCAAGGCTTATGGCCCGATTGCAAATATAATAGAGGCTGATGGTGGTGATGCTATAGGCATAGCAGATGCAGGGACTTGGGGCCATGTGCCATTTAGTAATGCTTGCAAGAAGGCAGGTAAAAAGCCTTTGTTTGGGGCTGAAATAGCATTTGTAATAGACTCAACCGAAAGATCAAAACAACCTATAAACATGATGGCTTTTATTGCTAAAAACAATTCTGGCCTTTCAGAGATTTATGAGCTTGTAACAAGGAGCACAAGCAAGGAGAACTTCTATTATTTTCCTCGTTTGAGCTACACTGATCTATTTGATTTAACGGACAATGTAATAATATTGAGTGGAACAACTCCAGAGTGGGGACTTCTTCCTTTGGCCAAAAAAGACACTCTTTATATTGAGATGAATCCAATGAGCTCAAAGAGAGCATTAGATTTTTGCAATCAAAAAGGCTTCAAGCCAGTTGCAACCTCTGACAATTACTATCCTAAAGTTTCTGATCGCAAGGCTTATGAAGTTCTTGTTGGGATGAATAGGATGGAAAGAACTAAACCAATGCATCTGCTTAATGAACATGAGATGCTAGATTGTGTGCCTTGGCTTCCTGATGAGGCTATAGAGAACACCTATAAAATAGCAGACATGTGCAATGTTGATTTGCCAGTCGCACAAATGATATCTTTCTCGCCAGAAAAAAGTTTAGAGCAAATGTGCATAGATGCAGCTCCGTCAAGAGGCATCGATTTGAATGACCTTGTTTACAGAGATCGTTTGAAAAGAGAAATTGAAATGATCGCAAGTAAAAAGTTTGAAGATTATTTCTATGTTATCGCAGACATGATAAACTATGCAAAGAAGCATATGTTTGTGGGCCCAGCGCGTGGGTCTTCAGCTGGCTCTTTGGTTTGTTATCTAACAGGGATAACAGATGTTGATCCTATAAAGTTTGATTTGTTATTTGAAAGATTCATAGATATCACCCGTGCTGATCTTCCTGATATTGATATTGACTTCCAAGACGATCGCAGAGAGATGGTTTTTCAATATCTCAGAGATAAGTATGGCTCCGAGAAGGTTGCTCACTTAGGAACAGTCAGCAGATACAAAGCTAAAAGCACAATAACAGAAGTTGCAAAAGAGCTCGGAATACCAGCTTGGGAAGTCAATGATCTAAAAGGTGCAATCATTGAGAGGAGTGGTGGTGATGCTCGCTCTGCCATGTGTATTATGGATACTTTCAATGACTTAGATATAGGCAAGCAAGTTTTAGCGAAGTATCCACAAATGAAGATTGCGGAGAAGATGGAGAACCATGCTCGCCACACAGGTGTTCATGCTGCTGGAATTATTGTAACAGAAGAACCAGTTAAGAATTATTGCTCTGTTAGCTCTCAGAATGGTGCTGCGCAAATTGATAAGCATGATGCGGAGGCTTTGAATCTTCTAAAGATAGATGCTTTGGGTCTTAGGACGCTATCTGTTCTTAATGATGTAATAGAACAAATTGGCTGGCAGAAAGAGGATTTGATAACTTTCCCTCTTGAAGATAAAAAAGCCTTTGATATATTGAATGATGAAAAGACTGCAGGCATTTTCCAGTTTGAAGGATATGCACTACAGTCTTTGACAAAGCAAATGAAAGTTAGCAACTTTGAAGATATTGCCTCCATCACTGCACTCGCTCGTCCTGGACCGCTAACATCAGGCGGCACAACTAAATACATATCTAGGAAGATCGGATTGGAGCCTGTAACATATCTCCATCCCCTTGCTGAAGAGATTACAAAAGTTACACTTGGTGTCGTTGTTTACCAAGAGCAAGTTATGACAATCGCTCGTGATGTTGGGAAGTTGAGTTGGGAGGATGTTTCTCAATTACGCAAGGCAATGAGCAAATCTTTAGGTGAAGAGTTCTTTGACCAGTATTGGCAGAAATTTAAAATCGGTGCTGAAGAACAAGGCATACCAGAAGACGAGTCAATAAAGATTTGGAAGAACATTAACACAATGGGTTCTTGGGCATTTAACAGAAGCCATGCTATTGCCTATGGGATGGTGAGCTATTGGTGTTGTGTTTTGAAAAGTCGTTTCCCTTTAGAGTTTGCAGCAGCATGTTTACGCAATGTAAAAGACGAAGACCAAGGAATTAAACTTTTGCGGGAAGTGGTCAGAGAAGGATTAGGATATAAGCCTTATGACAAATTCAAGTCAAAATTAAATTGGTCTGTGCAAGACGGTGAGCTTATAGGTGGCTTGATTGGAATTAAAGGTGTCGGGCCAAAATTAGCTGAAGACATAGCAAATCGAAGAGAAATGCAACAGCCTCTAACTCCTAGGCAAGAAAAGCTATTAGATGAGGGACAAACACCATATGACGATATATTTGAGTGTGAACGCAGATTTGGCCATATAAAAATAAATCCAGAAGATCACAACATCAAAACACCAATATCAGACATAAATTTGCTTGAGTCTGACACTCCTGGAGAATTTGTTGTTTTCGGTAAATTAGTTGAGAAAAACTTGAGAGACTTGAATGAGGCTGTAAACTTAGCCAAGCGAGGTGGTCGCAGAGCCGAGAACAACAATCTCTGGTTAAATATGAAATTCGAAGATGACACTGGCCCGATACTTGCAGGCATTGACAGATTTAAATATCCCAAGCTTGGGAAGCCTATAGTTGAAGATGGTAAAATTGGAGACTGGTATCTTCTGAAAGGCCAGATAAGAAAAGGCTTCAGAAAGTTAAATGTAGACAAGTGGCGTAAGCTAACATAAGTTGTTGTTTTACAAAGGAAAGAAAACTCTTTACTTCTTTGGTGAATGGAGATAGAATACTTATATTGATTGAGAAAGGAAAAAATCATGGATTTTCAAGCATACAGCGATCTTCACAAAGATGTTTACGGCGTCAGAGCTCGCAACATCTCACCAACTGAAGCAGATTTTAAATTTCTGCAAAGTGAGCTGGACAGTCAGCTTGCCGAAGCTCGCAAAGACGAAGACCGTTCTATTAATGCTTGCATGGATGTTGGTGCACCAGACATCGACACTGCGATGCGTTGGCTCGAAGAAGCAGATGTCCATAGTTATTGGGCATAATCATCGGGGAGCTTCGGCTCCCCAAACCACAACTGAGAAAGGACTATCAAAATGAATAAGCACAACCCACTTCAAAGGAAAATTACCGACTGGACTGGCAAGAAAAGAATCACTTGGTGTGGTCCGTTTTCAGTTGCCACAATCGCTGGCACAGAATATGAACCTGCGTACCAAACTCTTAAAAAAATTCGTGGCAAGCGTCATTGCAAGGGTGTTACAACTAGCAACATCACCACTGCTTGCAAAAAACTAGGCATTAAAGGCAAATGGACTGTGCTCGAGAAAAAACGCAAATTGAGTAAATTTGTGCCTGAGAATTTAGAGCAGGGCAAAGTCTACATAATTCAAATCACTCGCCATGTCCTAGTAATGGACACTCGTGACTGGACAACAATTGACAATCAAGTTCCTGAGTGGAGAGCAATGGATGCTTCTCACCACTGGAGCAAGAAGCTGGTCAAGTCTTTTTACGAAGTCGAGAATCCTAAGTTCGACAGCCTGTGCGATGACCAATTTACTTTCGATTTTGATCTGGTGGCTTAATGATAGAAACAGCAATACTTTGCCTTGCCTTGAATATTTATTTCGAGGCAAGGGATCAACCCATCGAAGGCCAAATAGCAGTCGCAGAAGTAACTCTCAACAGAGTGAACTCATACAACTACCCAAACACTGTTTGCGAGGTTGTGTTTCAATCAAACAAAACAAGTTGTGCATTTAGCTGGTGGTGCGATGGTAAATCAGATACACCAAAAGACAAACATGCTTTTGAGACTTCTAAAATTATTGCAAAGCTAATGATTGAAGATGGTGAATACATAGATGTTTTAGGCAACAAAGCAACTCATTACCACAATGAAAAAATATCACCATATTGGGCAAAGCACTTAACTCAGATTAAAAGAATAGGTCAGCATGTATTTTATGAACAAAGAAAAAAGACTGAAACATTGCCCAGACCTGACAACCTCAATAAGTAAAAAGTTGTAATATGTTGTTTTTAAAAGGAAACAAAGAGCTTTACCTTTCTATCTAAATAAGATAGAATATTTATATAGACTGAGAAAGGAAATTATTATGAGTTATGCAAACATGTCTAATTTCAATCAACAAAATCCAGGACTAATCGAGGCTCTTAAAGAGTTGACTTCTTGGAATTCTTTTGCTGCTTCTTTAGTAGAGCAATTTAACAACCGTGGTTCGCTTTCTGAAAAGCAGATTGGTGCTGCTGTTGCGATGCTTATGAAAGTCAAAGCAAATAAATCTACACGAGCTGAAGCACCTTCTATCGATCTTGGCAATGTAGTTGCTATGTTCAACAAAGCTCACGAGGCTATCAAGACACCTAAGTTCCGTTTTGAGGACTTGGTTATATCTCGTGCTCCCGACAATGGTGCTAATGCTGGTGCTCTTTATGTTAAGGCTGATGGTCAGTATGTCGGCAAGGTTAAGGAAGGCAAGTTTTTCGGCATTCGTTTTACACCCGAGGATACGCTCTCTAAGCTCCAGCAGATAGCCAAGAGCCCACTTTCCTCAGCTGTAGCCTATGGACGCAAAACAGGCACCTGTGCGTGCTGTGGTCGTGAGCTTACTGTACACGCAAGCATCGAGCGTGGCATAGGACCAATATGTGCAGAAAGGTTCGGACTATGAGCGAGGAAAGAAAACATGGCTCCCCTTATCATAGGGGGAGCATGGATGCTTATTATGGTCGCAGACCTATACCTCACATCTGGCTGGATAGCATGGGAAGAGAAAGAGTTCCCGAGGAGGAAATGACCGAAGCCCAGATTAAAGATTACAACAAAGGCTATGACGAAGAAGATGATCGGAAGGACTGGGAATGAAAATAACTAAGGCAGATTATGGAAAGTATTTAGTCATCAAGTCAAAACTTGGTGGCGATACTTTTGAAAAACTTTCAACTCTTCCTGGATTCAAAAGATGGGTTGGGAGAGATCTGTTGTTTGATCCTACTGGTGCGAACATTGATAGGATTCACAAGTTCTTCCCAGATGCTGTTTGGGATGAGTCTGCTTCTTCAGAGCTGGATAAATATATCGACAACTTGAAAGCAATGGAAGAAAACATTAAAATGAAAAAGTCTGAGCTTCCTAGCAATGACGATTATGATTTTAAAACTAAACCATTTGAACATCAGCGTAAAGCATTCTACATGAGCCGAGACAAAAAGGCTTTCGCATTATTGATGGAGCAAGGAACAGGCAAAACAAAAGTAATCATCGACAATGCTGCATACCTATACGGCAAAGGTGAAATAACTGCTCTTGTTGTTATTGCTCCTAATGGTGTGCACCGTAATTGGTTGAAAGAAATAAACATCCATATGCCAGATTGGTGTACAAACAAATCATTCTATTACACCTCTGGCCTCTCTAAGAAAAGAATACAGGAGTATGAGGCTGTCTTCCAAAGTGAGAACAATCTAAGAATATTTACATTTAATGTTGAGGCTTTCACCAGCAATTTAGCACTAAGTTATATGCAACAAATATTGGTCAGCAACAAAGTTATGTTGGTTGTGGATGAAAGCTCTAGGATAAAACGTCCAGGAGCCAAGCGAACTAAGATAATAACAAAGTTCGGCAAGCAAGCTGACTATAAAAGAATAATGACTGGTACTCCTGTAACCAAAGGCCCAGAAGATGTTTATTCACAGTTCAAGTTCCTAGACCACCAAGTCTTAGGATATGACAGCTTTTATTCTTTCCGTGCAAGGTATTGTGTCATGGGAGGCTTTGAGAACAAGCAAATTATATCTTATCAAAATGTTGATGAGTTGACAAGAAACATTGAAGGCCACAGCTTTAGAGTTTTAAAGAAAGACTGCCTAGACTTACCAGACAAAATATATCAACGTCATTATGTAGAGATGACTGCCAAGCAAAAGAAAATTTACCAAAACATGAAGAAGTCTTTTGTCGCAGAGCTTGAAGGCCAGATGATAGAAGCTCCTGAAGCAATTACACGTTTGCTAAGGCTTCAACAGATACTTTGTGGTTGGTTCCCTAGTGAAGATGGAGTCTCACAAATAGATGAGCAGAATCCTAGAATTGAAGCCATGAAAGAGATCCTGAGCGACATTGACTCTAAAGTGATAATCTGGGCACGTTTTAAAGCTGATTTAAGAGCCATAGAGCGTGCGCTTGGGGAACTAGCGGTAAGTTACCACGGAGATGTTTCAAGTGATGCTAGAGAGGTCGCAGTTGACCGTTTCCAGAATGATCCTAAGATTAAATATTTCATTGGCCAACCTCAGTCTGGTGGAATAGGCTTGACACTAACTGCCGCAGATTATGTTATCTATTATTCCAACAGCTTTGATTTAGAACAACGGATGCAATCGGAAGATAGATGTCACCGAATCGGAACTAAAAACAATGTTACCTATATTGACATTGAGACTCGTAAATCAGTCGACAGCAAGATAATACAAGCATTAAGAGAGAAGAAAAGCCTTGCTGACATTATAACTAAAGACCCAATATCATTATTTATGTCGGAGGACGAAAATGAGTGAAAAGAATTTCTGGACGCTAATAAGAAATAATTTGCCTTTAACTATGTATCGTGTAGAGAATAGAGTTGCTCAAGGGATGCCAGATGTGCATTATATAAGAGAAAACAACTCTGGATGGATAGAATTAAAATATGTTGATAATTGGCCAAAGAAACGCTTCGTCAGTGGATTGAGATTAAACCAAGCAATGTGGGCAACTAAATATGTTTTGAATGGTGGCAGGAGCTGGGTGTTGATTCGTGTCGGAAGAGACTTCACAATTCTTGTAAGTGGGAATGATTCTAAACAACTTTTCGATAGACCCTCTAAAAAGAGATTAATTGAATTTTCTTCATGGAACAAACAAGGGAATTTAAGCTCTGAAGACTGGAAAGAGCTTGCTGATAAAATTTCACTTCCTTAGAATTATTTCTTCTTTTCGTATGATATAGAAGTTTTGTTTTTTGCTTTGCCAGAATATGCATTGAATCCCATGAATGCAGCAACAACGCCAGATGCAGCAATAACATATACAGAAGCAATATCAGTTATAAGTGTGGCTGCTTTGTCGAAGCCTAAAACAGAAGCAAGAAGAATAATAAAAGGATAGATCAACATCCCCATGAGTGCTAGTCCTGTGAATCTGCGTTCAGCGTTACGTTTCAGGTCTTGGTCAATTATCTCAAGCCTCCGATCTTCCAACTCAAGTTTATTCCATTCGGAACGATCAATGCTCCCGTTTGAATCTAAATCTGCTTTATCGAACTCCGACATATTGACTCCTTGCGTACTGCACTGCGATATTTTTTTCACGAGTTATTATAATGACTTTTTCATCCTTGTCATATACAACATAATTTTTGCCTCTTTGTACTAAAATCACTCACCACTTGCCTCGCTGATTTCCTATGAAATATATAACTCCTCCTGCTATAGCGATTCCGACCACTATAATTATTGTAATAATTATAGCATTGATCAAGCTGTCTATAGCCTCTTTTTTTGCATAAACCAGCTCTCGTTGTTCTTTGCGTTGTTGTGCCTCTATGGCAACTATTTCTCTCCAAGCAGAAGGCCCATAAACGAAAGATATGTACTCTTTTAGCTCTTCCCTCATCTCCTTCAATTTTTGTTTCTTTGTCCAGATCTCAAGAGCATTAGACTGTGTGTCAGAAAACATTTTATANAGAGGAGGCTTTTTAGATTTTTGTTCAAGGAAGTCTATGTCAGCAGAGGCTTTAGCGAATTGAGAAATAGCACCAGTGAAACTAGAAATCTCCTTGCCGACCTCGCAAGCCTTTTTAATTCCCTTATATGCCGATGTGGCGAGTGCTATTGCGGAAACAGGATCAATCATCTACCTCAGCTTTCAAACAAACAACTGCTACTCCATTGTGAGTTACCATCACAATTGCTTTTTGCTTTTGTTGCTCACAGATAGCTTGGCTTTGATAAGAACCTAGTTGAAAATAATCAACTGGCTTGCCTGATATTAGTTGAAGCCAAACGAGAAACCACACATCACTGTGCCACTGCTTGTTGAATTTTTTTGGCTGTTGCAGGGCTGACTGTGCTAATCAAACCAGTCAAAGCACCAGTTGCTGTAGGATCAACAACCTCACCAACACCCTCGGTAAGTTCTGTTGTTGCGACAACTCTCGGTTGAGAACCAGAAACAACATTTATGGCTCTTCTAAATGCTGCGAGCATTGCATCTATCTTAGTTTTATCAGTAATTGCTGATTGTATTAAATCAGCGTCTTCTGAAATAACTAGCTTTGCAATCTCTCTATATTGATCATTCGTAAATGGAGGCTTTTTGTTTCCAAACATCCTAGAAATAATATTTGCAGTTGCCCCGATATCCAAACCATTTGAAGAAACAACTCTTGTTGCATCAGCTACAACTTGCCCAACACCAACTCTATCCCCTCCAGCAATCCTTTCTGCTGATGGTGATCCTCCAAATACTTTCCCAGCTGCAACTATAGAGCTGCGAGCTTTGTTTACCTTAACGAGAATGTCTTCTATCAACTCTCCAGGATAAAGGATTTCTAAAATCTCTCTTTCTTTTTGATTTATTCCCATGTCCATGTCTGATAGCTTTGTGACTGTCCCTGTTGCAGAAGTTGTTTGGCTTTTGTATTTTAAAGAAGAAGCAGCACCAGCTCTCAAGGCTGCAATAGCATCTTCATCTCCCGCAGCTGTAAGTTTTTGGAAAGCGACGGCAAATTCTTCTGGGTTCTGGCCAAAGACCTTTTTGCCAAGATCGTATTGCTTAACAGCATTATTTATTGTTGCCCATCTTTGTCTTGTAGCTTGCAGGGCAGGGGAAAGGCCATCAATAACTTCTTTTATTTGGTTTTCATAAAATTTCATTGTTCTAGCTTTGTCTGGCTTCTTAGCTGCATCAGTTTTAGCATCCATAAATGCCCGTTTTACCAACTCACCTTCTTTTAAACTTAAAGAACGAGTGAGTTGTAGTTTTGCATTTTTGCCTTTTCCGACCATTTTAAAAATAGGCTTTAGACCATTTTCGTCTAGCTTTTTATTTATAAGATTTCTAGAGTTTCTGCTTGCAGTTGCAAGCGATAGAACAGCATCGTCTATTTCCTTGAATGACTGGCCAGCAGTTGAGTCCCATATTGCATCATATGCTTTACTTTCAGCTTGCAATAGCTTCTCAGAATCATCAGAGAATGTCTTGAATATATTCCCACCTCGGGATTCAGGTGCTAGATCATTTTGCAAAGACTGATATAATTCGTTAATAAATTTATTTTTCCTGCNGATAATAGCGTCTCGGATAATTGCTTTTCCTGGGCCTGACTTATATGCAAACGACGCAACCCAAGAAGCAGCATCCTCAGACATCTCTGGTAAGATTTCTCCGTTGCGAATCCTTTGGATTACTTCTTCAGGAGTGCCAATTTCACTGTCATTAATTATCCTTATCAACTCATCTTCTACTTTTTTGCCTGTTTTGCCTGCTAAAGTTCTCCTGACAGAATCTATAATTGGTGCTGCTAATTTTTGAGCAACAATAGACAAACCAGCAAATGCTGGATTTAATACGGCACCTGTTATTGTAGATGTTGGTGTGTCTGCAGCACGAGCAAAACCTTCTCTCTCAGAGTCTCCAGCTCCCATTAAGAAGCCTTGCCCAGCACCTACACCTACAAGCCTCATCCACAACGGCACACTTGCACCTAAAGAGGTTCCACCTGTAAATGGAGCTCCAATCAAAGACGCAGCAGTGGTTACTGCCGCAGGAACAATAGCACCACCAATTTCATATTTTAAAGAACCATCTTTAGAGCGTGCTGAATCTAACGCTTCTCTCTCTTCTGCCAAGGCTTCGTCATAAGTAACATTAGGACTAAGAGCTTTCACTCCTGCAATAGCCTCATCTGCGAAATTAAACAATAAGCCTGTTGCAGTTAGCCTTGCTCTATCTGCCATTGTAAGGCCTGACTCGGGATCAATATCTTCTGGATTAGCAACATCCAGTCCCATCTGTGATAATATTTCTGCTTTTATTTCTTGTTTTGTTTTCTTACCTGCTGGTGCTTCAACATGGCCATCTACATGTCCCATCTTAATTTTCCTCTTCTCGCAGCTTTTTTAGCCTTACTTGTTCTTGCATAAACCTAAATTGATCTACAGTATATCTAGACTCATTTTCTGGCCTTGCTGCATCAGCTTGCATAAGGCTTTCTATGTTCTGCCAAGTGAGATGCTCCATAGTTTGTTTAAACAAAAGACTTTGCCCAAGCTGTGATTTTGCATTTTGCTCGTTTGCATATAGCTGTGGATTTATAATATTATGCACAAAAGGAGTTCCATTTTCATTGACTCTTGTCGGGTCTTCTATTGTTAAATATTTTTTTGCATCTGAATAAATAGATCCGAAAGCATCTCCCGACTCTGCGATCATGCCTTTAATAACTTCTTCACGCAGCGTTTGTTTGTTGCTTATTGTTCTCTCGCTGTCACCAACTTGTGGGAAATATTGTTGCATATAGCCTAAATATTCACCGTCTGAAATGGCTGCACCAGACTCTTTCCGAAGAGCTGCAGCTGCAAAATTACGGGAGGCTGCATAAAACTGCTGACCTTCTTCAGTAAGCATTGTTGTTCCGAACCAGTTTGAGAAGTTGTCAGCAACAACGTCTTGGAAGTTTGGCACATAGCCTGTCGCAAGAGTATTTCTAACAATGCCTTCTGTGAATAACATTCTTTGGCCATAATTTGCAATTGTACCAGATGGCCCCCACTCACGAGAAGTCTCCTCTAGGATTGTTTCAGGATCAAAGCCTTCTGGTATTGGCAGATTACTATTCGATAAATCAATTCCTGCTACTCGTCTTTTTATCTCTCTTCCTTCTGGAGTTTTCTCAGTAATTATTGTTCCTTTAACTAATTTTTGATAGTCTTGAAGATATTCTAGTTTTTCAGCTTCGCTTACACTGCTTGCATCTGCGTTAATCAAAAGTCCAATTCTGTTGACATTAGCCTGAAGCCTTTCATAAGCAGATCCTTGTGCTTCTTTTTTGGCTTCTGCACCAACAAGGTCTCTTACTAGCTGATATTGGTCTGGGTCTAAAAGCACATTTCCAAGAGCGTCTGTCTGTGGAGTGTAACCGAGCTTCTCAGCTAAACTGGTTAGATTGGTTGCAGACACATTGTATGCTTTAGGTGCTTTGGCTCCACCAGTGGTTGACGAGCTTCTGTCTTCTTCTACACTTTTAACACCTTCTAGCTCTTTTATAGCAGCAATCTGACTAACAGGAACATAATCTTTTTTAGTTGTACCATCATTCATAGTTATAATAATTGATTTGTAAGTTGTCGCACCAGTGGCTGATGATGGTTTAAGAGCTTTGGCGAGGGAAATAGCAGTTTGAGGTTGAGAAGCATCTATCTTACGGTTGTAATCACTAATTTCGTCTAGATAATCTGCGGCAGATTGAGTTGACTTTGCTGCAGCTCCGAAAAGAGTTGCCCCTTTCTCGGAAGAATTTACTGCTAAATCAGTGAAAAATTTAAAAGCTGCTTTTGCTGGATTAATTTCCATTCTCTTAGGCCTTAATGCTTCAGCCAATGCTAGAGCTTCTTGAGCTTCTTTTTTGCCTCCTGCTACAGTCTCAAGAGCAGAAAGAGCACCTTCTGTGAAGAGACCTGAATTTTGATTGCCTGCCCCATATATCATGCTTTAATCTCCTCAACTATTTTTGTATGCACCATAACCAGTGGCAATCGCTCCAGCAGTTCCAAGAGCTTGACCGAATATACTTGGCCCTGAACCCGTCGTTGCCCCTAGTTTGTATCCGAAGTTTTGTTGTTGATATGGAACACCTTGCAATGCACCTAATGCAAAATTTAATCTTTCAAATGCTTTGTTCTCGTTCTGCAGCTCTTCTTCTCTTGCTATATCTAGAACTGCTTGATCAAGTCTTCTGCGAGCCTCTCCACTTGAAATTAACCCTCCTGCTGCAGCTTGTTGCAAGCTCTGAGTTAATGGAGCGAGGTTCTGGTAAGCTGACATCTGTTGGACTCTATTCGCCTCGTCAGACTGATAACCTGCCCTAAGAGTGTCTTCAGCTGCGAATCTAGAAGACCTGTCAGCATCAAATTGATTTCTCCTCACTCCTTCTGTATCAAAACGAGAAGCTCTGTCTGATTCGTATTGCCCACGCATAACATTCTCAGCATCAAATCTAGCACCACGGTCTGTATCAAATCTGTTCGCTGCGAATCCTAGACCCTCAGCTGCAGCTCTGGCTCGTAAATCAGCAGCACCCATAGCACCTTCTGAACCTATCATAGCCTCAGATATCCCTAAACGAGATCCACCAAAGGAACCTGATCGAGCAGCATTAGCACGAGTTTGCATTTGGTTGCGTTGCGTCTGGCGCTCTAACTCTCTAACAGATGCGTCTTGAGCACCTTGATAAATATCTAAATAAGGCTGTGCATTTTCTAAACTAAAATCACCTCCCAACAGATCGTCTCTCGATGCACCTTGATAGTTGCCCATCAACTGGTCATTAGTCATCCCAGAGTAATCATCACCCAGAAGTTCACTTCTAGTTGCACTGTCGAAACCTTGGTTTAAAGTTC